ACAGCATTAACGATAGTTCCTTTTGGTCATAGTGCAGTTCAACATGCGACAAATAGTGGTTCAGCCGGATGGGTAATAACAACAGCATCTTACATTGGTACACAAACTAACACATCAACTTCAGAATTTGATACAACTGTTTTTTATGGCTTCGATTATACGAGTCAAGATTCAAGACAGTACTTATCACCTCTGACTTCTGATGCAGCAGTTGGTACAAACGTAACGTTTAGTTTAAATGATCAAACTGGTCACCTTTCAGCTTCGTCTGGAAATTTTGGTGGATCAGCTACATTTGCTAGCGGTGCTCAGAATCTTGCGTTAGGTACATCTAATGTAGCACAGCATAAGTTCTTTGTTCCTTTCCAAGGTGGATTTGACGGAATGAATCCTGCTAATGAAAAGAAAACCGGATCAGACATAGTAGCAACAAACCAACAAGGGTTTGATTGTTCTACAGCGGCATCTAGTGGATCTGTAGCTTATAAGAGAGCCATGAATGCAGTAAGTAACCAGGACGAGTTTGACATTAACATGTTAGCTACACCAGGTTTAATCTACACTCTTCACCCGAATCCTGTTAATCATGGTATTCAATTGTGTGAAGATCGTGGAGATGCATTTTATATCTTTGATCCTTCTGCAATAGCAGATGGAATAAGTGCAACTACGAATGCAGTGTCTACGTTGGATTCAAATTATTCAGCTGCTTATTATCCATGGGTGAAAGTTCTGGATGATAGCATTAATTTGCCAACATGGGTACCACCTTCAGTTGTAATTCCAGGAGTGTTCTCTCAGAATGACAGAGTAGCACATGAATGGTTTGCACCAGCAGGTTTAAATCGTGGTGGATTGACTAACGTTCTTGAAGCAAAAACAAGACTAACACACGCTGAAAGAGATTTACTCTATGAAGATCGTGTTAATCCTATTGCTTCATTTCCAGGTCAAGGTGTAGTAGTTTTCGGACAGAAAACATTACAAGCTAAACCGTCAGCACTCGATAGAATCAATGTACGTAGATTGTTAATTAGAATTAAGAAATTTATTGCTAGTTCTTCACGCTACTTAGTATTTGAAAATAATACAGTAGCTACTAGAAATCGTTTCTTAAACATCGTTAATCCATATCTTGAATCAGTTCAGTCCAATTCTGGTCTAACTGCTTTTAGGGTTGTCATGGACGATTCTAATAATACACCTGACGTAATAGATCGTAACCAGTTGATTGGACAAATCTTTGTTCAACCTGCTCGAGCTGTTGAGTTCATTGTACTCGATTTCGTAGTACAGCCTACAGGAGCTAGTTTCCCTAGCTAAATTTACTTTAGGTATAATATAAAAAAGCCCAGATTTTATACGCTGGGCTTTTTTATTTAATTGTACTTTTTTTGCGTTTGTTGATATTTATTATCGAATATAAAATAGATTCTTTAGGAGAACTAGAATGCCACAATTGATAGATCCGAATGACATAATGTTCACTCAGTTTGAACCGAAAACACAAAACCGGTTCATCATGTATATTGAGGGCATTCCTGCTTATACCATAAAAGCTGCAGCTCGACCAAGTATTGAGTTTGAAGAAGTTGCTCTTGATCATATTAACGTTAAACGTTATGTGAAGGGTAAAGGGGAATGGCAAACATTAGACATTACGCTTTACGATCCAGTCGTTCCTTCAGCTGCACAAGCAGTTATGGAATGGGTGAGATTATCACACGAATCCGTAACCGGTAGGGACGGATACTCAGATTTTTATAAAAAGAATGTAACTTTTAACCTATTAGGTCCAGTTGGTGACATAGTCGAAGAATGGCAACTAGTAGGTGCGTACGTACAATCTGCCACCTTTGGCGATATGGATTGGGCAACTTCCGATCCAGTAGAGGTTACAGTCACGCTACGCTACGATTACGCAATATTACAGTTTTAATAACTTCACACTAGAAGTAAGCGTTTTCGGGTTTAGTTGTGGCATTCTTTGTCCGAGAATCAAGGGTTTAATATTGCAAAAATAGTTACCTAAAGACATATATATATTTAAATGGTTAACATTAAGGAGTTATAATGCCTGAAAGTAAAACGAAAGTAAAGACAAATAAGTCTGCGCCGGCAACACATCAAAAACAAAAGGAAGCACCTAAGTTTCCATCTGAAATGATTGATCTTCCAAGTAAAGGGTTAATGTATCCTAAGGGACACCCATTAAGTACGGGTACGATTGAAATGAAATACATGACCGCAAGGGAAGAGGATATTCTTACGTCTGCAAACCTTATTAAAAAGGGTGTAGTCATAGATCAATTGTTAAAATCAATGATTCTATCAGATGTAGAGTATGATGATTTGTATATCGGTGATAAGAATGCTGTTATGTTATCTGCTAGGGTTTTAGGTTACGGTAAGGATTATGAATGTGAAGTAGATTGTCCAGAATGTGGTGATACAGAAAAGGATTGTAATTTTGATCTTACTTCATTTGAGTACAAACCAATTGAAGACGAATCTTTTTATAATCGTGAAAATATTTATGATTTTATCTTACCGAATTCAGAAAGACCAATACAGTTTAGATATTTGACACATAAGGATGAAGACGCTATTTCAAGAGAAGTTTCTAGATTACAGAAAATTTCTAAAGGAGTCTCTCCTGAAATGACAACTAGACTTAGGTATCAAATAGTTTCTGTTGAGGGAGATGATTCTACTGAGACTGTAGCAAACTTTGTTCGCAATGAACTGTTTGCAGCCGATTCTAGGGCTTTACGAGAGTATATGACAGAAAAAATGCCAGATGTTGATTTCGAAAGTGCGTATGTTTGTCCATCTTGTGGGGAAACTTCCGAACTAGAATTACCGATCTCGGCAAATTTTTTTTGGCCTTCCCGATAGCCCCGGAATATAAGCCCGAAATCCACAAATCAATATTTCAGCTTTGTTATTTCAGCGAAGGTGCGTTTACCTTTGACGCTGTATATGACATGCCAATCTATCTGCGTAGATTCTATATGCAAGAACTTGTAAAACAAAAAGAGTTAGAACAAAAACAAATAGACGGTGCTAAGGGAAAATCTTCCCCATCGAAACCACCAATTAGACGTTAAACATAATTCCGTTTAAGCGTATTTATACATGTATTATAATATGCAAAAATCTATAGGAGTTATCCATGTCAAGATCTAAAAAATTAGTACGAGAATTTAAAGGTGTAATGGCCGGCGCCTTAGCTGGATTTATTTATAAGTACCTTAAGGGAGATAGATCTGGTGCGGCTAGAATTAAAGATGCAGCAGTTGATGTTGATCCACATCTTGAAAAGCAGTTTGATGAATTGGAAAAATCAATAGAAAAAACTGCTAAGGTTACAGATAAACATGTAAAACACTTAGATCCAGAGAGGCAAAAAGACCTTAAAAGGTTAGCTCAGAAGTGGGAATCAAAACATTCAAAAAAATAACTGGGAAGTAAACAGTGCCCCAAGGAAATAAAGATAAAATAAACGAGTCTAAAAAGCTTATTGCTCTTAGGAAAGCTGAAGCAGACGCTCTTAAGGCAGTATACCAAGCTACCGGTAAAACTGCCGAAGAAATGGAAAAGCTTAATAATGCGTATAAAGTTGCAGAACAAGCTACTAAGGATTACCATAAAAATTTAAAAAAGGCTGTAAAAGGCGCTGACGATTGGAATGATCGTATGATCGATATGACCAAGAACATGCAAAAAGGTATTGGTCAGGGTAAAGATTTTGACAGGTTTATAGGGAGAATGGGAAAAGTAGTACTGAAATCCAAAAACAACCTGGTAGCTTTAGCCGAAGAAACTAAAAATGCGGCAAAAGAATTCGGAGTCGGTTCAACTCAATTTAAAAAATTAGATTCGTTATCAAAAGATACCGAAAATATTTTAAAGCTTACACAAGATAAGACAAAATTCGAAGCTGCTAATATGGATGCGATGATTAAACAAGCTGAAGCCGCAGCCGTACAGTTAGATAAAACAGAAGGTATTTCTAAAGCCGCTAAGAGAAGAGCAAAAGATAATATTAAAATATTAAAGACGATGAAAGCTCAACAACAGGTTATGAAAAAAATGACAAAGAGCGCAAGCATGTTTACTGATGCTATAGACGGAGCTAAAGAAGCATTCGCACAAATTAAAGCCAATCCCGTAATGGCAATTACGTTGATGGCAATGGGTGCTTTAGAAAAAGCGGTAAGCGCAGTTAATGCAGAGGCTAATAAACTAAATGATACACTTGGTATTGGATTGGTTGATTCAATGGGTGAAGCTACTAAACAGATGTCTGCGATGCCTGCATCTTCATTTATGGAGACTATTGGATTAGCACCACAAGTTGCAAGCAGAGCTAGAGAAGCAGCAAATCAAGCAGCGTTAGCAAGTAACAACTTAGATCTAATGCATGATACAACTATTGGTATAAACGATGCTACAGCCGCATTAGATTATGGAATACAAACTAGTCAAGTATCTGAACTAGCAGATAGTTTAGATGTTGCAACAAATTTAACAAGACAAGAAGCATCGGCTGCTATAAATGCTGCGGCTGCATTTGCCAAAGCGAATAAGGTTGCACCGAAGGCAGTATTAGAAGATATGGCTAACAATGCAGGTGTTCTTGCAAAGTACTCGGATGGAACTGCAGAAGGAATGGCAAGAGCTGCGGTACAAGCTGCTAAATTAGGAATTGAACTAGCTACAGTTGGTACTATGATGGATGGATTGTTAGATTTAGAAACGTCTATAGCTTCTGAATTTGAAGCATCGGTTTTATTGGGTAAAGATTTAAATTTAGATAAGGCTCGTACGTTAGCACTGAATAATGATATTGAGGGTGCAATGAATGAGATAGTTAAACAGATTGGTACAGAAGCAGATTTTCAAGCTATGAATGCTATACAAAGACAGGCTCTTGCAGATTCTGTTGGAGTTAATGTAGAAGATTTATCTCAGATGATGGCTAAGGGTGGAAAAAAATTAGAAGAGGATTATCCAAAAGCACAACTAAAAACATTAGAGGATCTTCAAAAAGCGGCAGCAATTAGAGATAATTTGCTTGGAAAAATTGTGGCGATGCTTGGAGGTCTATTATCATTTTTAATGACCGGTGGACTTCTGGGTAAACTTTGGAAAGGTCTAAAAAATAAGCTTGGAATGGGAAAACAACCAAGAAGTAAAACAGGATTGACTAAATCAGGTAAACCT